GCCTCTCGTTTAGCCAGTTCAGCCTGTGCCGCCCTCTGCTTCATCTGTTGGGCCATCTGCTTCTGCTTCATGGCCTGCGGATTCTGCATTTCCCGCTTTTCTTCGTCAGTCGGTTCAGCAATGCCCTTCTTAATCAGCATCTTCCTTACCCGCTTGACGGCCTCGTCAGCGCCAACCAAGTCAAGAGATTGGAAGTAAATGTCCATGATGATCTGGCCCATTTCTGGGTTTTGGGCAATGATCTGGCCGATCTGCTCTGAGGTTTCGATTCTTCGAGTCGCGTAGGACGGGCCAACACGAATCTTCACATCGTAATTACCGCGAGAAAGGTCGTTGACGTTCTTCCACTCACCCGTCACGTAATCAAGTACGGGCTTGTTAATCTCCATCACTTCTTCAGCGTCATCTTCGCCCAGGATGCGGATTTGCCGTTGTGCATCGTACACCTCGGGGATGAGGTCGATCAGAATCTTACCCGTATGCCGGATAGCCTCTGCAAACTCGTCTGTAAATTCAAAGTTCGCAGTGTCGCCTTCCTGCTGTCTTGCCCTGATAGCCCTGCCGGAGGTTTCGTTACTCCTCTGACCCAGGGAAGCGTCGTAAATGCCTGTCGCAGCCTTAATGTCATCTGCGGAGATTTGCATACCCTGAACCAGCCCCGGCGACATTTGCGGAGGCGGTTCACGCTTCGGCATTCCTGTGGGTGATTCTGGGTCGGGGTTATACGGAATCCCTGGCTCATTCGATACGTTGAAGTTACGCCACTTATCCTCATGCCCCTTAACCATCTTGGGCGTGAAGAAAAACGGGTTCTTCGGCTGGAGGGCCACGCTCTCCACGTAGGCGCTGCGCTCATAGTTGTACAGCTTTTGCGCGTCCCGAGCCTTCCTAATAACGCCTCGCGTTACTAACTTCCCATCGACGTTGGAGGTCTTGCCAAACAAAGGAATAATGGGAATGTACTGCCCGATCTCCTTAACTTCCTCCAGCACCTCACAAGCGGTAATCTTGAAGCACTCCAGGCGGTCTACCTTTGCAGAGCGCGTCTTAACAAACTCCGCTTCTGGATATTCGTCTACAAACAAAACCTGCCCGTCCTGGGTCAAGCCTAGCTCTCTGTCCTCCGATACGAGCCGGAAATACTCAGCAACGCGAACATAATCTGTGTTGATCCAATTCTGCATGTTGCCAGTGGTGGAGAAGGTTTCTGATGCCTTGCTCTTGGCCTTCGGGTACATATCCTCGAACTCGTCTACAGGAATGTCCTCAAAGATGAAGCCGTACCGAGCATCAGTAACGTCAGAGGTCTGAATAATCGGGTCAAGCAAGACAGAAAATGGGTTCTTAATCTCGTCCAGAATCAAGTCCTGATCGAACGAGTCGGAATCAACGTAATCGTGCCGGATTCTCCACGCGCCCCAGCCGCCCCGTACAGCCATTTTGAAGGCCGTTTTGTAAGCCCTATTGCCACGCCCCTCAATCTGCCGAATCAAGCCCTCGTAGATTTCTGCGGTGTCTGCATCGTCATCCTCTGCACCAACTACCTTGATCCCCGGCTTGTTCTGGAGGTGATCGCCTACAATCTGGTCGATAGCGCCTGAAATCTTGTCGAACGTCAAACAAGGCTGGCCCTTACGCTTATCCCGAGCGTCCCTGTCCCACTGCTCATCTTCCTCGTCAACAAAGCGAATATCTGCCAGAGCCTTCTCGTATATTTCTCTCCAGGCTTCTTCAGCGCGTTCAAAACGCTTCAGTGCTTCGTCAATGACGGCCTGTTTCTGTTTTTTCGTCTTTACCATGCGCTTGCAAAACTGATAGGTTCATATTGCTCTGCTGGTGCGTAGGCTTGCCCGAATTGCTGGAAAGCGTCAGCGCCGTTAGAGGCCCAATTATGTAGTGGAGCTTGTCTGAAGGTTTCGCCCTTATCGTCCCAGGCGAACTGATAGTTTGAGAGAGCATCTAGCCCCCTCTCGCACCGCTTCTCATCGAACCAGCACGTTGAAAACTTGTTGCGGGTCAGTTCAATCGCTTCCATCTTCTGAGGGATGCGAGGAACGACCTCGATAGGTCTGACGCCCAAAGATTCAAGGATATTCTTCCGTGACCTGTCGCCAGACCCCAAAGTGACTACATTTACATCGTGAGGCAGGTAATGTGCCTCGTAAACGTAGCCCTTCTCCTGCAAGACCCGAGCGTAGTGGTCTAAATCGACCAGGGAGTGCTCGTAGTAGTCAATAAATCGGTTTTCGTGGCCCACTCTTTGCATGAACCAGATGGCAGTTGCGTCATTTCGGCCCAAATCCCAGAATGTCGCCACTGGAATGCCCGACTCAATGGGAATTGAGGTCATTCGGCCTTCATCCCGAGCCGTTCTGAGCTGTTTTCCGAAGATCGCGCCATCTGCAAACTGCTTTAACTCGCCTTCGTAAACGTGAAGGTACTCGTCGTAGTCCTTAGCCTTCAAGTCCTCCATATCTTGGAGAAATTCAGCCGAAAGGTACTCGTTATCCTTCCACGAAACCTTCCTCACCAGGGCGTTTGAGGGCTGGTCTAGGACGAATCTCTGGTAAGCGGCGTCAGTCTTCAGGACAGGGTTAAAACTCACCCATATCTCACTACCAGCCTTCCTGATGGATGGTATGAGTGTGCGCCATGTGTCCTCACTACAGACATTCGCCTCCTCCACCCAACACACATCAACCGCCTCGATGGACTTGATGTTCTGGACGTTTCTCCACAATCCCGAAAAGATGAACTGTGAGCCGTTGGGGTGCCTTATCTCGGTGTCTAGGACTTGGTACTGCTTGTAGCCCCGAGCCTTAATCACATCGGCCAGAAGGTTATGGACGGACTCTTTTATCGACTTCTGTATCTCCCTGGCGCATAAAATCCGCATGGGATGGTGGTACGCCATCGCCAGTAGGACTTCGGCAAAGGTGCGGCTTTTCGCGCCGCCAAGGCCATTAAACGCCTTCGGTAGAACTATCTTCGCTTGAGCCAAAGGTGATCTTAATCTCTGTTATGTCATCTTCACCCGCATCGAAATCAACCGTCTGGGCCGATAGCTTGGGATGCAGGTACGGAGTAATCTTCATCGCGCCGTCAAGGATTTCTTTGTTATCGTCGCCAGAATCAACCATGTTACGCAGCGCGTTACACGCAATGATAAGCGGGTCAAAGTCATCCCCGTAAATCTCTTTCAGCTTGTTGGCTGCAAACTTCGTGTTCTTGTTACGACTTCCAACTGGCCGAGCCATTACCTTGCATACGTCCGATATTCTGGGTCGTTAATCAGAATGTTGAAATAGCACACAGACGTCCTGCCATTCGCCAGGGTCGCCGTGACCTTCACAGTAGAATCCCCGCTCCAGTTCGCAGACAGGTAAGCATCTGCCACGTTCGAGGCCAGAGACTCGTTCGCAAACGTCACCTTTCTGTAGCCTACAGACTCCCAGGCCACACTTGAGACACTGGTAGACTGTTCTGTAGCGACCTTGGAGAAGTCCACCCTGAACAAGTGCTGGTCATCAGCATTCAGGGAATACTCCCTAACCCGAGCGTCATTAGCGTTAGGGTCTACCGTGATGCGTTTCACTGAAACATATCCACTTCAACGTCAGCATCGAGAGAAGATGCGCCAGCAACTACGAGGTAAAGGTCTACGCCCTCGCCCGAATTCACCGAAGCATCGCCGCCCGTTGCGGTAATCGAGCCGTTCTCGTAAGAAACCACCGTAGGAGTAGCTCGGTCAGAGGTTTTGGCCTTGCCCAGGGTAAAGCTGGTAGCAGTACCTGAGTTGACCGTAACCATGACCGTAGCGCCTCGATAGCCCTTCGGGACGGTGCCAATGTAGTTGTTGCCGTTGGTATCAACGGTTTCAACAGTTTCATTTACTTTCCCGGTGATAACGTCATCGGGCTTGGTTTTGAGCGCCATTACGCCTCCTGTTAGTGCCGGGAAATCCAGCTAATCAAGTCTGACCAGATAGCGAGTAAAAACGCGCCTATTCCGGTCAGGGTGTACTTCATGCCTCGTACAAA